TCGATTGTTCCGCCTGCCATCGCCTGAATAGCCAGCCATTCGAGACGTGCATTGACTCCGTTGACGCAGAAATCTACGTCGTTAAATACCAAGTCGAGCAGTTGCCTCTTATCCGTACCCATCGCCTTCATGACGTTGTAGTTGTTCAGATCGGTTTCCGTCATGTCACGCGAAATACGAGTTGGGGGAATGTCTCCGGTCAGCTTGGAGAGTACCTTGCGAGTCTTGATCGGTGCGCTCGCATTGTAAGACACAACATCTGCGGCGACCCTGTTGCCCTCATTGCCGACGAGCGTTTCGAATTTCAGGCTATTGACACGCTTCACCGGGAAGAAATCGGGATAGTACAGTGGTTCGTACACCCGCTTGGTGAGATATATATCGAGGTTCGCCTGTGTTGCTTCCTTGAGTATTGAATGTTCCATAGTTCCAGCCATTGGGCACCTCCATTATGCGAAGCGAATTCTCGCGGTTAGGGGTGTCTTTACGGCTTCGGTCGGTGACGTGTACGGAAGTTCAGACTCGTCGACTTCACCGCGGGTCACTGCGCCGGCAAAAATGTTCTGAAGGGTATACCCGGATTCGAGGCGCACCCTGACATTTTGACGGAGCATACAATCAGCCGTATACAATAACGCTGACGCCGTTACTGCTGCTGCCGATGCTTCGGCGAGCTTGGTGAGAGCTGCCGCGGTTGCATTGAGTCCGCCGCCGCCAGCCGTGAAGATGATTGTGTCGGTTCCGATACCGCTTGTCCGCGCACCTCTCGAAATAGAGGCGATAGTAGCGGCTGAGCCGTGACCGTCGATTGTGATCCATTCGCCAACGATGAATTCCTGCCCCGGTTCATTGGCGAGATCGGAGCCATAAACGTAGATTGTGACGCAAGCCGATGTGGTGATGGCTCTTTTCAACAGCGCCGTTTTGACGATATTGTAGAGTCCCACAGATGATGTGTCGGCATTGAGTGGCGTTCCCGGATACAGATATTTCGTTGTTGCCGGGAGTCTGTCGGTTTTGATCGTCACTCCGCCCTTGATGTCGCTGATGATGTCAAGAAACACCGGGTTATACTGCGCCTCCGTTGCCTTAATAATTTGCAGAGACATAGAGTGTTACTCCTTTGCTGTTAGTACCGCTTTCGCGGGTTGTTCGGATGATATTTTACCCTGAAAATCGGGGTTCTTTATCAATCCGTCCGTGCCGATTGACTTCGCGTAATCCGCTATTTCGGACGCTTCGAGTGTCTTCCCGGCATCGCCTTTCGGGAGGCTCAAATCGCCAGCCTCCAGCTTCGTGTCGATGATTTTCTGCTGGTGTGCGTCGAACTTGGTTTTAAATGCCTTGACCGCCTCGCCCACCTGCGCCGGGTCATCTGTCTTAATGTCAGAATAGAAATCTTCACTCAGCCCTGCTTTTGTCAGTTCCGAGCGGATTGATTTCTCAATCTCGCTGGTGGTACTGTTCGTTACCACTTGAGTGAGTGTCTTTTGTAGGCCCTCAACCGTTTCTTTCAGCGATGCAATTTCTTTCTGCTCATCGGACATAGTTGCCGCCGCCTTATCTTTTTCTTCCTTCAACTTGGCATCTTCTGCCGCCTTCTTTGCCGCCTCGTCTGCGGTGTCCTTGAGTTTCTGGTCGTGTGTCTTGATCGCCTCGGTGACTCGTTTATCGGTCTGGGCCTGAATGAACTTCTCCAGTTCCTTTCCCAATCCCGCGCCTTCGATGGCTTTCAGAAAATCAAGGTCTTTAGTATTTGCACCCTTGTCGAGAATCGTTTTGAGTTGCGCGACCGCACCTGTTATCTCGTCTGAGGTTTTGACTGTGATCTTGTCGTGTAAATCCTCGCTCAACCCTGCCGCCTTCAGTGCAGTTTTGATCTCGGTATCGAACATTGTGTATCTCCTATGCTGTTATTGTTTCTGTTATTGCCCCCATAACCTTCCAGAGGCGTATTATTCTATAACTTGTTGAATGGTGCCCTTAAATCCCTGTTCGCATCGGCCTGTTCCTCCTTATGGTACAAGTGTCCCGGTGCCGATAAACAGAATAATTATCGCCATTATGATGACCTTGTATTTCATGTTTTATACCTCACTTTTCTCTGCAGACACATAAAAAAAACCGGACTATGCGCCTGTTAAGGCTCACAGCCCGGTTGTTCCGATACTGTATCAATAAATCAATTTAGTTTTGGGCTTTTGTAGGAAGATGCCCCTATGAACTCCCGAATGCTATTTCATCGTTTCAACTTTCTCGCAGTGTGTTATTTTCCCGCCCTCAAAATGGATCGTAACCTTGCCAAAATATGGCTTATCATTCACAGTTACGGCGATACTATTATACACGTTCCTCTTAATTATAGCAATTAAATCGTAAATGTCAAGAGATTTCTGAGTATTTTTATCATTTTCCATTATTAATCCCCGAATTGCCCTCTAAATACATGATATACTCAGCCTTTTTCTCCAGTGTGAATGAGCATGGACACCGCGCAATGACCCTTATAAATGCTCTCATCTCATCCGACAGGGTTATTTCACACCCGGAAGCATAAACAGGCATCTTGCGGAGTTCCTCAATGACCTGTTGTTCTATTTTGTCCGTATCAGTATCGCTCTTGGCCATTTATTCGCCCTTCAGGGCCAGTTTATGCGCCTCTTCGAGCAGTTCCCGTTTCCTGAATACGAACGTGTTATATTGGCAGATCACATCAAGGCCGTAGATTGCGATGTCTGTCGGGGTGAATCCTATCGCATCAAAAGCGCAGATAATATCTGGGACGCTGTATGATTCATCTATCATTTGCCGCGCCGGATGGTTCATTGATTCGAGTAATTTCGCAAATCGCCCGTCAGGGATATTCAGGAAAACCCACGTCTTATCTTTAGCATGTAGTTTGACGGTCGCCAGTAGTCCGATAATGAAATTCCGCGGGATGTGTTCAAAGACATCGGCGATTACTATCCCGTCGTACTCTTTCCCGTCTCGATAGCTCGTGGCGTCCGCTACACAGTATTGTATGTTCTCGTGGCCGTTCCGCTCCCTTGCAACCGCTATCAGTTTCGGCGACAGGTCAAACGCAGTCACCAGCCCCCCAAGGTTGGCGCAGTATCGTGACGAGAATCCGGCTCCGCATCCTATATCGAGAATATGGTTGCCAGGCTGAATCATCCGGGATATCGATTGCTTGATAAAAATATGGCGGTCCGTCTCAGCACTGAGTATCTTGCTCAGGCCGTCGTAATACTCGGCAGATTTCTGGCGTTCTTCTTTTGTCATGTTCCCTCCCCGATCCCTTGTAAATAGTCGGCATATCGCCGCTCGCTGTTAGCCCTCATGATATCGCCAAGCTGGTCGACAATATGGTGCTGCGCATTGTACGCCGGGATGACGATGCTGATGTCAGGGCATGTAATGGCCGACATTACCATTTTATTTCTCCGCGCCGTCCATGTCTTGGCGAATTTTTGATTCGAATATCTCCTGTTTCTCATCGAATGCCTTTTCGGCAGCATCTATCTTGTCGATTTCTTCTTGTGTGAAATCGTATTCGGTATCATCCGAGCTTCCGCGCTTATCTTCTGAGAATGAATAAGCAGGATAAACTTCGTCAATATCAATATATCTTTTCATCTGTTTTCCCCTATCTCTTTCATTTCCACCATTGCTCAGGATCGCTTAACCACGCTATTGCGGGATCATTGTTCTTTATCTTTTCGATAATTCCACGCTTCCAAATAACATTAACTGTCGCTAAATGTGATAAATAACGGTCGAATTCCCGTAAATTGCCTTGTATTGTTTCAGTCGCAAAATGCAACTCTGACATAGTTTCAGGGCCTACCATCATCATTCCCCTTTCGGCGTCACCGCCTTGACGAGTTCCTTTATCGCGTCCATCTGCTGGCCGAACGTCCAGCCGCGGTCGATCATAAATAGCCGGTAGCTTTCCGCCAGCTTCTTACGGTCTGGTATCTCGGATGTGATGATGTCGACCGCTTCGGCAACGGTGTTGAACAGCATTTCCGGGGGGTACATCTGGTCGGCACCGTAAAAGTTGTGAATCACCGGCTTTATGCCGCGGGCCATTGCTTCGAGAACATTGAGCGGGTGTCCCTCGTGGCTGCTCGTCGACAGCACCCATTTCTTTCCACGCCAGAATTCCGGCATATCGTTGACGTGTCCGTGGAAGATAACGTTTTCCTCGATTCCCATCGCCTTGACCATGTGTTTCATGTAAACTTCGTATCGATCATCAGACTGAAACGCACCGGCACTGTGCAGCCTGTATTCCGGGTTTACTTTGACGAGTTCCGCCATGATCTGAAGTGCGAGCATCGGCCCCTTTTTGTGATTGATGCTGCAGGCGAACGCGATATCGAGTCCGGTATCGTCTCCTTTGCCGTCCCTCATGGATTCGACGCATTCCATTAGATTCACGCCGTTGGGTATTAGTTTCACCGCTACCTTTTCCTCGATGTCCGGGATACGCCGCTTGATAATATCGAGCATGTGCGGGGCGACAAGTACAAGGAAGTCGACGACGGACCAGTCAACACGTTCTGGCATATTTGAGAATGCTTCGTAGCTATGAAGCCGGCAGATCACGCCGCGCTTGCGGAGGTCGTATACCTGAGTAGCGAGAATGGCGCTTTCGTTCGCCCACTCGATCCATACGACGTCGGCCCACTTCACCGCGGCGACAATTTCCTGCTGCGTCTGAACATAGAACCGGCGGACGTGGTATTTCTGTTTCAACAGTTCGAACTCCTGAGCAATCGGCTCGACAAATGTGTCGAGGCCTTTGGTGCAGATGAACGCTAATTTCGTCATGATTTCCCCTTCCGGCTGGAATCTCTTCTCTTCCAAGCGTCATCAATCGCGACCTGTGCTTGCTTATCAGTAATGAATATTACATCCGAGGCGCTGGAAATTGCGAAATGAGTTATAACACCCCATGTTTCGGGTGCCGCTGGAAATACGATAGCCGCCGACGACACTTTACCGAATCCCATGATACCTGCGGCGATCGCAACGGGAAGCCCGAGAAGCGAACGTACAAAACTGCGTCTTTCCATGTCATTTCCCCTCATGGTAACGGTTCGAGAACCGAATCACTTAACTTAAAGTCGTCTGTGAAATTGTCCCTCATCCAGTACGGCTTTTCCTTGTATTTGAGTATCTTCGGCCCCTTTGCCTTCAAATACCGAGTCGCCCTCGACGGCATCCCTTTGGTGAATCGCGCTGGATCTATCTCGCCTGTCTTGATATACTTTACAAAGTCCTCTTTCGGCATCGTGTCGTATTCGGCGTAGCAGATGCAGTTACTTCCCCATGTGCATTTCCCGTTACGGCGGACATAGATAATGTGGTTCTTCTCTATCTCAACGTCATAAACCATGCCGTCGTATGGTACATTTTCAGTTCCGAGCAATTTTCCGTATTTCTCGGCACTCTCCCCGCATACAAAGCATAAGTGCTCG